CAAGTACGCGCCGCCCAAGTTCGCGTCGCCCAAGTACGCGCCGCCCAAGTCCGCGCCGCCCAAGTCCGCGTCGCGCAAGTTCGCGTCGCGCAAGTTCGCGCCGCGCAAGTTCGCGCCGCCCAAGTCGCTGCCTGCTTTCACGGCAGCCTCGACGCAGAGTTTCATCGACTCCGTTTCGAGCGCGAATAGCACGGCGCCGGAGAAGCGGTGCTTGATCTCGAATTTCACTTTGACCCCTTTGCGCGGGACAGCACGAGCCACGAGCGCCCGGACTTCCCGCGCCTGTTGCACAAGACGTATCCACGGATGCCGACGAGCAGACACAGCTCCATCGGGCTCATGCGCTGCTGGCAGGCGGGATGCAGGATCACGGTTGCGCTCATGCGGCACCTGTCGCCTTCGCGATGGCCGCGCGGAGTTCGTCGAGGTCGATTGGCGGGCCGTCACCGGTCCATGCGACCAGAGCCTTGCGCGCGACGTCCAGCAGTTCAGGTGCGGCGGCGATCAGGCGGGCGTCGGCCTTGCTGGCTCGCGCGAGATTGACTAAGCCAATATTCCCGTGCCGCTCGGATTCAATCGCGAGACCGCCGCACGTCGCATCGACTCGCCACGGTCCAGGCGTATGCGCGCTCACGACCGCACCCCGTACAGGTCGCGGAACATGCTCGCGAGGAAGTCGTATAGAGACGGCAGCGGCTTCTCTGCCTCGCGCATCCGCAGGATTCGCGGCACGTCGGACACGTCAGAGAGTTCGAGGTCGATCTCGCAGGAGTAGCAGTAATCGCCGCCCTCCAGCGAGTAGGCATGAAAGCACTTCTGGCACGCGCATCCGGTCGCAAGGTCGCGGCGATCGGACAGCGTGTCGGCGCCGCACTCGCGGCACTCGACATCGGCGTAGTCGCGGCCGTGCTGGCGCTGGATGCGCAGCGTTGCGGTTCCGATGTACCCGCAGTGCGGGCAGCGGTACTGCTCATCGGACTCGACCTCGTAGGACGACGAGGCCGAGTCCCAGAGGTCGAGGTCGTCCGGCTCACGAGGCCTGCGGTCGGGAACGTCGAAGGGGTTCATGTGCGCACCGTCCAGCGGTATCCGGTGCGCAGGGTGCGCTCACCGCGCTCCACGTCCTGCCCGTCCGCATCGCGGACCGTGTAGGTGCCGCATCCGCCCGGCAGGCAGGCGTCAACGTGCTTGCGGACGATGGAGCGGGCCAATCGCAGCGAGCCGCAGCGCCCGACCATCCCGAGGTCGGTGCTATGGTCGCCTGCATGGACTGTGTAGGTGGTCATGGTCGTCTCTCCCGGTGGTGGCGTCAGCGGCTGTACGCGATGACAATGGGCACCGGGTGCCGCGCGATCAGGATGCCGCCGCGCACTGTGCGCCCGGCGATTCGCTGCACGCCGGCCGCGCGAGCCGCCCGGCGAATCGTCGACTCGGAGACGCCGAGCATCCGCGCGGCCTCCGCAACGCCGACGTGGTGACTGGTTCCCGTGTTGATCTCGGCGGGCGGAATCAGTGTCAGGTTCATGTGGCTCTCCCGGTGGTGGCGCTGTTCAGGCGCCGTGATGCGAACACTACGCCGGTCCATATCCCGTGTCAACGGCAGCGCGTATAAGTATTTACCGCAATCGCTCCGCTCTTGACTACGGACTGACTATGCCATACCGTGCGCGCTATGGACAGCATCACATGGTCTGAGCGTGTCACCGCGCTGCGCAGTACTGGCATGACGCTTGCACTGATCGGGCAGCACGTCGGACTGTCGCAGCAGGGAGTATGCGATATCGAGCAGCGGCGCACGAAAGAGCCGTGCGGAATGGCTGCCGTCAGATTGCACGCGCTGCACAAGCGCCGGTGTAAGCGCGCATGATTACCCTCCCCGCACCGTCGCTGTTCCAGCATTCGAGCCTCGTCCGGATCGCGGGCGAAGTGCACTCCCGCAGATGCTGCTGACCACAGCCGGGGCTCGACCCTATGAGTGAGCCGCGCCCCGGACTCGGTGGCCTAACCGGCCGGGGCGCGCTCGTGGTGCGGTGCCAGTGGCGATCAGAGGCGTAGCAAGCCGCGTGCAACAATGATATGTTGACGTTATAGGACAGTCAACAGCGAGCTAGAACATGTACGGAAAAGTCTACAAGTCCATGTTCCACGGCTCAATGTATGGCAATCCTGACGGCATCATCACTATGATGGTGTTGATCGCGTTGGCAGACCGCGAAGGCTACGTGGACATGACCCCGCAAGCCATCGCGGCAACGACCAGCATCCCGATTGGCACCATTGAGCGCGGCCTCGAATACTTGGCCCTACCTGATCCGGCCTCACGAACTCCGGCAGAAGATGGCCGCAGAATTACCCTGATTGACGAGCATCGTCCGTGGGGATGGAAGATCGTCAATTACCAGCATTACAGGGACTTACGGAATGAGGAAGCGCGCCGCGAACAGTGGCGGCAATCCAAGCGTCGGGAGCGATCTGGAGCCGTAAAGTCAACGAAAGTCAACGGCGCGTCAACACATGTCAACACTGTCCACAATGTCCACCCCTCATATCTAGATGCAGATGCAGAGGTATCTGATAAGCAGAAGATCAAGAATACTTCGGCCGCTACGCGGCCCGCACAGTGTCCAGAATTCGAGATTTTCAAGTCCCTCTATCCCCGCCGCGCCGGCTCTCAACCATGGCCTCGCGCCATGAAGTCTGCGAGGGCAAGAATCCAAGAAGGCTCCACGTGGAGCGAGATACACGACGGCGCCAGACGCTACGCTGAGTTCTGCCGAGTGACTGGGAAAGTCGGCACCGAGTTTGTCCAGCAGGCGGCTACGTTCTTAGGCCCCGCCAAACCCTTCCTTGAACCTTGGAATCCGCCAGCGACGAAAGCCGACATCCGCCTTGCGTCAAACCTTGACGCCGCCGATGAATTCATGCGGAGGACCGAACGTGCAGCCCATTGACCGCAAGGCATTCCTTGAAGTCGTCATCGGATTCGCCGAGTTGAAGGGCAAGGCGCTTTCGGCTCCGGCGCTGGAACTGTACTGGAACGCGATGCAGGCGTGGTCTATCGAGGATTTCCGGGCAGCTGCGAATCACCTCGTCGGCACGTGCCAGTTCATGCCGACGCCGAAGGACTTCGAGGACCTGAAGCGCGCCGGCAAACCCACAACCGCCGAAGCGTGGCTCTCTGCCCGTAAGGCGTGCATGTGGACCATCCAGGGCTACATCGAGCGGCCCGGGACCGATCCGATGATCTCGCAGGCGCTCCGGACGATTGGCGGGGCAAATGCGCTGGCCATGTGCGACGAGGACAAGCTGCACTTTTTGGAGCGCCGATTTTCGGAGGCGTACGAATCTTTGGCGGACAGCAACGAGACGCGTATCGCACTGCCACTCATCGCCAGCAAGACCGGCCTGCATCCGTTGATCGGACACGACGCATGAGACGCGCGTGCCTGTCGTGTCGCTGGTCAACCTGGCAGCGCGGGCTGTGGTGCCTGTTCCATCGCCAGCAGCCGCATTTCACCTGCGGCCGGTGGGAATATGAGCCGGGGACGGACGCGCCATGAAAGGGGCAGAACTTCAAAAGAGGTTTCCGTACTTGTACCGATTCGGCGAGCTCTGGACGGTTGATGGACACAAGGTCGGGTGGGCATCGATTCGCGAAGAAGCTGAGCAGTGTGGGCTCAAGTGGAAAACGGTCAAGGATCGATACCACAAAGGGGACTGTACTCGCGCGCTGCTATTCCGCCCTCCATCACTAAGGAGTCGTGGCGCTGAAGCGCGTGAAGCCCGCAAACATCGCGAAGTCGATGATGCCATCGCTGCACTCGACGCACGCAAACGCGAGATGGGGGCGGTATGACATGCCCCGCGTCTATTTTTGCGCCGAACCATCCTGTCGCTGGCACGAGTACGCATGGACCGTTGACGACGCTGACTTGTACGACCGGCAGTGGCACGACCCACCAGGTCCGCAGCGGGTCAAGCGCGGCGGCAATTGGTACTGCGAGCAGCACGGAGGGATGAAGCGTGGACCTGCGAAAGTTGGCAAGAGGGAGTGATTGTCATGTGATTGGATGCGACAGGCCGGGGCAGGTCAAAGGAATGTGTGACCTGCATTACCGGAGAGTCTTGCGGTACGGAAATCCACATACGGTATTGCCGAGAAACAAATCCCCGCCTCTGCGAGATCGCTTGGCTATTGGCGCACGTCGATCTGAATCAGGGTGCCTTGAATGGATGCGTGGGCTTTGGACTGATGGATACGGCCAAATAAAAGTCAACGGTAGGCCACGGCGCGTGCCGCGTGTCGCGTGGGAATTAGCATATGGGGCGATCCCAGAAGGCATGCTTGTTTGCCACCATTGTGACAACCCTCTGTGTATCGAGCCGTCGCATCTGTTTCTTGGCACGCCACGCGATAACCGCCGCGATTGCATCGTTAAGGGGCGCGCTAACGCTTGTGCTGGCGCGCGCCATTGGAACTATTCGCACGGTGGCTATGTTGGTCGGAAAGCAAAGAGCCGAGCTAATGGCTGACGCGCTCACGCGACTCGCAAAGGGGCGGGAATGCCAAGTAAGGCTCCAAAGTGTCTGCAACTTCGATCCCTCAACGACTGTTCTTGCGCACATCCGCATGATTGGAATATCAGGCTTAGGAACCAAAGCTAATTCGCTGCTCGGCGCGTGGGCCTGCTCCGCGTGTCACGACGCAATCGACCGCCGCGCGCATCTCGACCTCGACCGCGATTACGTGAGGCTGGCCCACCTGGATGGGGTCATGCGGACGCAGGCCATCCTAATCCGCGAGGGGGTGGTGAAAACATGAACCTCCGCGCGCAAATGCTGGCGCTGGTTGCGCCTAGGGGCTCCAAGGTGTCGTCCCTGTATCACACGCTGCGCAGTCTCGGCCGCGAGCGGGTGGACTATGCGCTCCACGGGCTGCTTGCTGATGGCGTGCTGGTCCGGGTGGGTGACGTGGTGGCGAGGCCGGCGCATACGCTATCGGTCGCCTGCTCGCGGTGCCATGAGTCGCGACGCAGGGACGAACTTATTCAGCGGGGCGCGCTGGTCATCTGCCTGCGCTGCGCGAGCGATGCTGCCAGTCCGCCGGCCGTGACGAAAACCGTGCGCACCTGCCCGTGTTGCCAGCAGGAATGGACGGTCGCGTCCTACGGTCCCGGCGTCTATTGCCCGCCGTGCGGTCGACAGAAGCGCGCGGAAATTGCCGCGAAGGCGCGGGCGAAGTATCAGGCGGCCGTCACCCGACACTACGGAAACGGCAAGGGCGCGCGTGGGGAAATCACGTGGCGCAAGTTGATGGCGCAACTGAAGCAGCCGCCCGGTGCGGCGCACCTTTCACAGGGAGGGCGCGATGAAACCGCTTGATCCTGACGAGGCACGCTTTGCAGGCACGGCGATCGGCACGGCGGTGCTGCTGGTGGTGCTGGTGCTGCTGATCTTGGCGCTGTCGACGCCGTGACGCTCCACGTGAAACAGTCGCGGCCGTTCCGTAAGTACCGTAACGTGCCGACTGCCGTTGACGGTATGCGGTTCGACTCGAAAGCCGAGGCGCGGCGGTACGGCGAGCTGAAGCTGCTTAGGCACGCAGGGGAAGTGCGCTGGTTCATTCGACAGGCGCCGTTTCACCTGCCGGGCGGCATCCGCTACGTCGCTGACTTCCTGATTGCTTGGTCCGATAGCCGGATCACGGTCGAGGACGTGAAAGGTGTGTTGACCCGCGTATCGGCGAACAAGATCAAGCAGGTCCGGGCGCTGTACGGCGTCGATGTGCAGATCGTCGGCCGACAGCGTGCCGTTAAGGTGAGGGTGGCGTGAAGTATCAGCTCATCGATTGGGTAGACGCCAAGTGCCGCACATGGGGATTCGACCGTCGCCGACTGAGGCGCGCGAAATACCCTCCCTCGCCCGCTGGGAGGGCCGATCAGCCCATAGGCTATGGTGGGGAGCCTGAGCCTATGGAAGGGCTGACAGGGGACGCCCTGCTGGTAGGAACAGCCATCAAGCGTGCCTTGGAGGATCACTCCCTACCGATCAAGTATCACGCGGTCCTGTACCTGCACTATGACGACCGCTACCGCCGACAACCCGCCAGCCGCAAGTGCAAAGAACTAGGCGTCTGCCGTCAAAACTATTACCACATCCTCGCCCAAGCTCACCGCAAGATAGACGCCTATTGGCCGACTGACTTGGAAGCGAAGATCACCAAGGGAAGCTGATTGTTGCGTGAACGCCTATCCGACACTGTCGGATATAGACAAGTTGGCTTCCAGAATGGTAGAAAAAGGCTAATCTGGTCTTAGGTCCGCTCTCCCGCAATGTCAACGCTCGCCAAGTACCGCCTGCTACTCGGGCCGCAGGTGACTGCGAGCGTTAACGCATCGGTCAACACGTCCGTCGATCTCTCGCATCCGCGAGTGTTGGGCGCGGCGAGTTACGTCTACTACGAAAACGGTTCGGTCATCACGCCAACGATGACAGGCACCAGCACGTTGACAGGCACGCGCACCGGACGCACGAACGGGCAGAGTTACCAGTACCAGGTCGCGGCAGTCGATTCGGCGGGCCGCGAGGGACCGAAGTCGAGCGCAGCGACGGTGAATATTCCGGCGGTGGGCGGCCTGCAAGCCGTTCCGTTCCATTTCGATGATTTTGCAGATTCTTACATGCACATGGCTCCCCCGCTTTCAGGGTCGCCGCTGCCAGTCAGTTATTATGCGCCCGACTCGGCATTGCAGCGATGGACGGAATCTGCCGATCTAAATGCATCAATTGATGCGCCGGTGTACGTAGACCACACCCCTGGCTCTCCTGCATCGCCAGCGAGATTAGCCAAAGTCCAGTTGACGTTTGATCGTGGTGGCAATCCGGCACTAAAGATAGAGCGCAACGAGATAGTTCTTAAAGCGTTTTCGTATGGCGGCACGCAATATTCTGCGAACACATTATTGGGGCATGAATATTGGCTCGGTCGGGCGATTTATTTGCCGGCGTCATGGATCGGCACAGATGTCTATGAGATTTTGACCCAAGGAAAAACAAGTCTCGCGGGTCTGGGATTGCCGACGGGCGTTTCTGCTGGGCCGTGGATTACCATCAGTGTTGACTATGGGTACAAGTCGACGGACGCGCGAGATCCGCTGCATCCAGAACTTCCTGCGAGGACATCGTGGGCATGGAGGTTGAGAGTTTCGGGTCAGCGAGCTAGGACGGGGTTTTTGCCATCCGGTCAACAATCGGTGAGATCGACCGAAGTGAATGGAGTGACAAATCCAGCATTACGTTTAGATGCATGGCTTGGCCGTTGGGTGAAAATCGTTATCAGGGTAATTCCTGGCTGGGCCGATGCAGGGGCTGCGTGCCAGATATGGATGGATGGTGCGTTGATGTTATCGGCCATTAATCACACGAATGTGTCTGAAAATTTATCCGGGTATGGGCATACGTGGAAGCAGGGGCTTTATTCTGGATGGGGATCTACTGATGCGAGCGGGGTGCCCAATTATGTCCCCGGAGCTGGTCGTCCTACTGAGAGGGTGCATTTTTTACGCCATTGGAAAATGGTCGAGGTGATTGGCAGACAGGGGCCGCTTTCGGCGGTAACTAACGCTGATATTGGTTTTGCGGCAGTCAATCCTCCGGACGTTTGATATGGCATGGAGTGTTCCATCAGCAATTGGCGCAAAGGGCGAAGGGAACAACGCCAATGTCACGCCGGGACTGCCGAGTTATTCTGCGGGCGACATCCTTTTCGTCGCGAGCATGTCGCGCTACAACGGGGGCGGTCCTGCGACGATGAGCGTGAGCGGCTATACCGAGCTACTTCAGTACGCGGGCGCTACGAACAACAGCGTCGCGCTGTTCGCTAAGAAGGCCGGGGCGAGTGAATCAGCGCCGACCGTTGCAGTGAGTGGCGGCGCCAGCGGCGGGACCGTTATCGCGATCATGTGGTCAATGTCGGGCGGGGATGCTGACAACCTCGGGACTATTGTGGTGGCGTCAGCAACGAACAACGATATATCAGCCGACTTTAACGTTGAGATTGAGGCGTTGACGCCGACTGAGCCGAATTGTGCGGTGATCGCGATTGGCACGAGCCGCGACGACGATCCCGGCGTCTTGGGCGTGACGGCCCCGACGTGGGGGACGAACATCGGCTATGCAGATTCAAGCCTCGGTGCGGATGCCTTGCTGTGTGCGGCATATCAGATACAGACGAGCGTGGTTGCGCTGTCGGCGGATAACTTCGTCGTGCCGGGTAATCAACCAACGACTTCGATCATATTGGCTTTGCGGGCTGGTGTTGCGGCATCGACGCCGAAGGCGCGGATGCTCACGATGGGAGTAGGTTAAGTGACGGACAACGTAGCCATTACCGCAGGGGCGGGGACCAACATCGCGACGGACGATATTGGTGGAGTTCACTACCAGCGCGTCAAGGTCACGTATGGCGCCGATGGTTCCGCGACCGATCCTAGCTCGACGGCGCCGTTTCCCATCGCGTCATACCCTGTCGCATCGGGCGGGGCGACGGTTCACCGCAAGACTTCGGCGGCTTCTACGAATGCGACCAGTGTCAAGGCGAGCGCGGGTCAGCTTTACGGCTACTCTGTCACGAACAGCAACACGAGCGCGCGGTATCTCAAGTTTTTCAACAAGGCTTCTGCGCCGACTGTTGGTTCGGACACGCCGTATTTCGACGTGCTGATCCCTGGCAGTGGTGGCGTGGTGCAGTCCGTGGACATCGGCATTGCCTTCGGCACCGGCATTGCGTATGCGCTCACGACCGGCGCAGCGGATAGTGACACGGGGGTGGTAGCGGCGGACGAGATCAAGGTCGCGCTGTTCTACAAGTAACCGATGCTGCTGGTTCTCACATCCGCAGTCGTCGCAGGGACGGAATTCAAGAGCGGCACCGACACGGCGTATCTGAGCGTCGTTGAGGATGACTTCAACGCGATCGAGTCCGGGGTTTACGATCCGTTTGCGGTCAGCGTTTCCGACTCCGCTGATGTTGCGGTCAGTGTTGCGCGTGGCGACACGACGAGTCTGCGACTGACCGAGGTTGCTGTGGTCGCGGCGTCTGGTGGCGTGGCTGCGGCCGGCACCGACACGGCCTCACTAACACTGACTGAGGTTGTGCTGGCTGGCGTTGCCGTGGATGTCACGGACACCACGAGTCTGACGCTGACGGATGGCGGGGCCGTTGACGTATACGACAACCTCATCAGCGTGACCGACACGACTTCGCTGACGCTGTCTGACTTGGGCTCGGTGGACCGGCGGACCTTCGGCTTGATCGACTACGCGGATGACGACATTGCGTCGCTCCGGCTTGAGGATATCGGCACGGTTGCGCGGCATTTTCCAGTTGCCGGCTGTCGTATCACGATTGATCCGTGGTCAATCAAGGTGACCATCCATTGATTTACTACTTCGGACACGATGACTCGGGCTATTACGTTCAGCCCGAAGGCTCAGAAGCGCGCGAATATGTCAGCCACGAGCAGTGGCTATTCTTTGTCGAGCAGGCGAAGTATCAGCCGCCTGTCCAGGGCGGCGATCCTGTGAAGCTCGCTATTACCATCTCGGGCTGCGTCGAAAAGTACGAGGGCGATGCCCTTGTCGAGACGGTGCAGCTCGATTCCGAAACCTCGATCATCTAGGGGCTATCATGGCAATCACGAATGCGGGCGCGATTCTCGCGGCCTCGGCTATTGTTGGCGACGGCGGCATCACGGTGCTGAACAACGCGAACGCCTATCTTGGCGTCGGTGACTCGACGACGGCCTTTTCGGCGGCGCATACGGACCTACAGGCGGCATCGAACAAGCTGCGCGTCGGGATGGACGCCACCTATCCGCAGCGGTCAAGTAACGTGTTGACGCTGCGTTCGACGTTCACGACCGGGCAGGCTAATTACGCCTGGGGCGAGTGGGGCATCTTCAACGCGTCGAGCGGCAGCACGATGTTCTCGCGCAAGGTCGAGGCGCTCGGCACCAAGACATCCGCGCAGTCGTGGGTACTGACTGCGACGGTTACGGTTGCGGCGGCGTAATGAGGCGGGTTCCAGAGCGGTCGCTGTTGCGGATACGGGCGCGGCTGCTCGATCCCGACGATGTGCCGACCGTTCCCAATACGCTGCGCTATCGGCTCGATTGCCAGACGACCGGCGCGACGCTGATAGACTGGACGGACGTTTCACCGGTCAGCCTGCTGGAAGTGACGGTTCCTGCCGACACGAACCGCATCATCAACGTGCGCAACAAGGTCGAACGCAAGGTGTTCACGGTCGACGCGAACACTGGTACGGCCGATGCGTATACCTGTGAGGAGCTGTACGAGGTCAAGAACCTGACAGCGGTGCAGTGATGGGCGCGCCGGAAGGCAACCAGAACGCCAAGAACGGTAAACTTTGGCGTCAAGCGATTCAGCGGGCGCTAGAGAAACGCGCGGCGGATAACGGTCGACACAAGAATGCCGAATTGGACGAATTAGCCGAAAAGCTGCTGTGTGCCTGTCATGATGGCGACCTGTCGGCGCTCAAGGAATTGGGCGACAGGCTGGAAGGAAAACCCGCACAGGCGATTGTCGGCGATGATGAATACGATCCTCTCCGGATGGTGCAAAAGGTAGTTCGCGAAATTGTCAGGGCGAGCGATAAAGATTCCAACGGCTGAGGTATTTGAACCGTTACTTGCACCTGCTCGGTACAAGGGCGCGTGGGGCGGTCGTGGCTCTGGGAAGTCGCATTTTTTTGGCGGCTTGCTGATTGAGGATTGCCTTGCGGAGCCTGGGATTAGCGGCGAAGGGATGCGCGCAGTGTGCATCCGTGAGGTTCAGAAGGATCTTGCGCAGTCGTCAAAGTTGCTCATTGAAAGCAAGCTCAAGGCGTTAGGACTTGGCGAAGCAGACGGATTTAAGCCGTTCCGTGATGTGATTGCGACGCCCGGCGATGGACTCATCATCTTTAAGGGGATGAACGACTACACGGCCGACAGCATCAAGTCGCTTGAGGGGTTCAAGCGCGGATGGTGGGAAGAGGCACAGACGGCTACGTTGACCTCGCTGAACCTTTACCGGCCGACGTTGCGGGCTGAAGGGGCAGAACGCTGGTTTAGTTGGAACCCTCGCCGCAAGACTGACCCGGTTGACGTGATGCTGCGAGGCGTTGAGAAGCCGACTGGCTCTGTCGTTGTAAAGGCGAACTGGCGGGACAACCCGTTTTTCACTGGCGAGTTGGAGCAAGAGCGATTGGATTGTCTGAGAACGCAGCCTGACCAGTACCCGCACATTTGGGAAGGTGGGTATGTTCAGGTACTTGATGGTGCGTATTACGCGGCTGCATTGAATGCGGCGCGCGAGTCGGGCCGGATTGGGCGCGTTGCGGCTGATCCACTGATGACGTACAGACTATTCTTTGATATCGGCGGGACTGGCGCTAGAGCGGATGCTGTTTCTATTTGGGCAGCGCAATTTATCGGCAAGGAAATCCGCGTCTTGAACTATTACGAAGCGGTCGGTCAGCCGCTCGCGACGCATGTTATTTGGATGCGCGAGCAGGGGTATGTGCCTAAATTGGCGGATATTTGGCTTCCGCACGACGGAGAGACGAATGATAAGGTATTCGACGTTTCTTATAAGTCGGCGCTAGAAGCGATTGGTTACAAAGTCGAGATTGTCAAGAATCAGGGGAAGGGTGCGGCGAAGTCTCGCATAGAGGCCGCTCGGCGATTTTTCCCTTCGATGTGGTTCAATGAGGATACGACGAGCGGCGGGCTTGATGCGCTTGGCTGGTATCACGAGAAAAAAGACGACATTCGTGGCATCGGACTAGGTCCGGATCATGACTGGTCGTCTCATGCAGCGGATTCGTTCGGTTTGATGGCAGTTGTCGTTGACCGGATCATGCGCGAGACCAAGAAGATCGGCGACCCCTACGCAGGATTCCGCAGGGCAAATGGCTAAAGAGAGCAAAGAACTGCTGGCGAAGATTCGCGAACGCTTCCGCGTCATGAAGGAAGCGGACGAGCCCAATCGGCGCGCGGCTATGCTCGATCTTAAATTCGCCCTCGTCCCTGGTGAACAGTGGAGTGAATCGCAGAAAACAGAGCGCGGCGAGCGTCCGTGCTATGAATTCAACAAGATTCGCGTGACGGGCAAGCGGATCGTCAATGACATGCGCGCCAATCGCCCGCAGGGTAAGGTGCGTGCGGTTGAGGATGGCGACAAGCCGACATCAGAGGCTCTTGAGGGGTTGATCCGCAACATCTGGAACGTATCGGACGGCGACACGGTCATCGACTATGCTGCCGAGTATCAGGTATTCGCCGGCATGGGCGCGTGGCGGGTATGCGTGGATTACAGCGACGATACTTCGTTCACGCAGGACATTCGGGTAGAGGCGTTGCGCAATCCGTTCTGCCTGTATGCCGATCCGGCCTCGTCGGACCCGATCAAGCGTGATGCGGCGGATTGGATCGTCACGGACAAGATCAGCGCAGTCGAGTACAAGCGGCGTTGGCCGAGTGCGAAGGTCGAATCGTTCGAGGATGACTCGTTCGACGATCAGGAAGATTGGGACGACGGAGAAACCGTCCGCATCTGCGAATACTGGTACAAGAAGCCGGTCACGAAGCGGCTGTTGCTACTGGAAGATGGCCGCACGGTCGAGGATGACGGCGGCGAACTGGATTCGCCTGTCAAGCAGACGCGCGTTGTCAACACGCAGGATGTCTACATGTGCATTGCTTCGGGCAGTGCCATTCTTGAGGGTCCGACGAAGTGGGCCGGACGGCAGTTCCCGTTCGTGATGATCTTCGGTGAATGGGTCGTGATCGACGGCAAGCCGCAGTGGATGGGCATCACGCGGTTTGCGAAAGACCCGCAGCGGTCCTACAACGTCGCGCGGACAGCGGTCACAGAGACCATTGCAGCGGCCCCTCAGGCGAAGTTCTGGGCGACTCCGGCGCAGGCGGAAGGGAATACCGGCTTGTGGGCGGAGGCGCACAAGAAACTGTACCCGTTCCTCATGTACAACCCTGATCCTGCGGCCCCTGGTGCGCCGCAGCGGATGGGCGGGGCGGAAGTGCCGGTTGCACTGATCCAGGAAGCGCAGATCGCCAGCGACGAAATCAAGGCGGTCACGGGCATTTTCGACGCTTCCCTCGGCAACCGTTCCAACGAGCAGAGTGGTATCGCGATCCGTGCGCGGCAGGCACAGGGCGAGATTGCGACGTTCAACTACTCCGACAACATGGCGAAGGGGATTCGCCGGACGTGGGAGATTCTGGTCGATCTGGTGCCGAAGATTTACGACACCGAGCGCACGATTCGCGTGCTAGGGGTTGACGGTGCGGAAAACTACGTCAAGGTCAATTCGGTCGAGGTTGATCCGCAGACTGGGACGCTTAAGCCGCTCAACGATATTACGCGCGGGCGCTATGACGTTGCCATCACGGTAGGCCCGGCGTTCTCGACGCAGCGGCAGGAAGCGGCGGAGATTTACACGCAGATGGTGCAGGCGAATCCGGCGCTGTTCCCCATCGCTGGCGATCTCATCATGCGGTCTCTGGACTTGCCGTATGCCGACAAGATGGCGGAGCGTATGAAAACACTGCTGCCGCCGGCCATTCAGGAGATGGAGGCGAGCAAGAAGCCGATGCCTCCGGAAGTGCAGGCGGCCATGCAGCAGGCGCAACAGGCGATGCAGGTCGTGCAGCAGCACGCCAAGCTGGTGGAGGAAGCCGCGAAGGAACTGGACGCCAGTAAGGCCGAGTCTGAAAAGGCGGAGTCCGAAGTCAAGCTAGCGATTGCCGATCTCGAAGTGAAGCGCGCGCAGTTCGAGGCGCAGGTCGCCAAGGCCATGGCGCAACTCACCGAGAAGTCGGCGGAGTGCGCAGCGCAGGAGGCCGAATGCGCGGCCAATCAGAGCGTGGTGGATCAGGCGATGGATCGTGAGTCGCTTGGCGCGGCCGTGCAGCAGGCCGCGGAGCAGATTCACGGCCTTGCGACTGCGTTTATTGGCGAGGCGGCTGCGGCGCTCAATGAGATTCGCGCGGTGAAGGAAGCGCCTGTCATCGTGCCGCCGAAGCCGCGCGTCGTGCAGGTGGTTTCGCAGCGGGTGAACGGCAAACTCGTTGCCACTCCGGTTTATGAGGATCAGGTGTGACACTGCAGGTCATCAATCGCGGGGCGCGTGTTGGCGATACAGCGGCGGAATCGGTGTACGACGCCTTCGGCAAGGCGATTGCGAATTTCGGCGAACTGTATGGACTGTACGGCAGTGACGTAGAGGCGTTCACGTTCACCACGAAGCAGAACGACCTCGCGATTGCCGCCTACACGCGCATCGCGCGTTGGAACGGTGCGGGCACGACGGGGATCACTGGCATTGCGGCGCCGTCAGTGGCGCGCGTCGTGACCATCATCAACGCCAGCACGGACTATCTGCTGTGGCTGGAGAATGAAAACACGGCGAGCGCGGCCGCTAATCGGCTGATGCTGCCCGATTCGTTCCCGGCGTTCCTGATGCCCGGCGACACGATCACGCTGTTCTACGACCTGACGACTGCGCGCTGGCGTGTGCTGTCGTGGCCGACGTGCGGGACAGGGATGGGGCTGACGGTGCTGGACGATTTCGATGCGTCGATTTCAGGGCCTTATTCGTCCAGAAATGGTGGCACTGGATCGAACGGGAGCAACGGCAGCTCTAGCGGCGTCGACGCGTCGGTGCGGATGATGGGGGCGCGGTCAATTCAATGCGGTACGACCAGCACTGGTTACGCGTTTATTGCGCGAGGGTCAGCAGCGGCAGTGCAGGCGCCGACACTAGGGGCCACGCTGATAGTGTCGCGCGGTCGCGTCACGACGGCGTCAAGCGCGGCGGAAACGTTCAGCGCATTGTACGGAACGCACGACACCCCACTCGCGGGCACTTTCGCAAACGGGGTGTGCTGGGAACATCGATGGAACGGTTCGGCGGCTGAAATGTCGCGTACCGTGGCATCTGGTGGCGCGATCACGCGCGCGGCGTCGTCAGGCCCGCCCGCAACAAGCGCTAATCTGTGGCTGGTGGTGTACGTCAATCCGGCGTGGACGAGAGCGGATTTTTTGTATTCGACGGATGGTGTGTCTTTTCTGCTGGACGGAAGCGTCAGTTCGGGGCTGCCGACCGTTGCGCAGTTAACCGTCCCGGCATGGGGGCTGGTGAAGTCTAACGGCGTGACAGATAGGACGATGGTGTTTGACCTTGTGGGCCACCGCACCCAGCAGGTGCGCGCATGAAATACCAGCACCGAAAAACCGGCGAAGTGATCGAAGTCACCGAGCACACTGGCCCGGACGGCCAGACCAATATCCCCGGCGGCCAGATGTGGCTCGGCACCGGCGACCGGCTCGTCAAGCGCGAGAGCGGCGAATACGAGGGCTATCAGCCGTCGCATCCGTTCTGGCAGGACTTCGACGAAATCGTCGAGACGCGCGTCGTACAGGTCGAGACCGGCAAGGCGGTTGTCTATCACGCCGAGCGCAAGACGCTGACGGGATGGGTGCGCGGTAGCGCCAAGGCGACGCAGGCGCTGGCCGAAGTCGATGTGCCGGTCAAGCCGGTGGAGACCATCGTCCGAGGGGGCGTTGCTAAGTGACTCTGGCGAGCACTGGCGAATATCGCGCGAGCAGCGGATTACTTCTTGCGTCCGGCTATGCCCCGCCTCGCGGTGGCGGCTGGTGGGCCGCGTTCGAGCGCGACTATGAGCGTCACAAGGCGCGACGCAAGCGCGAGGAAGAAGAAAACGCCGAGGCTGAGGCGATTCCCGATGTGGTCTCTCGCGAGATTGCACAACTACTGCGCGAGCAGGAAGCGAAGGATGCGGAACGCGCGGAACTGGAGCGGCTTCGGTCCATTGCACGGGCCTACGATGGCGGCGAGATAGACGCCAAGTTCAACAGGGCGCTTGAGGTTGCGGCTAATGCGCGCAGTCTCGCGGCGGCCCGTGTTCTCGCGCAGGAAGTCGCGCGAGTGCGCGAGGAAGAAGAATTCTTGATGGCAGCGACGACGCTGATCCTCAACGACGACTAACCGACTCCGGGCGGCTCCCGGTGCTTCTCTGGTGATGATGAATGAATACGGATACTCAGGCCGTAGGGCCCGCTGTTGCCGAAATTCAGCCGACTGAGGTTGAGACCACGCCAAGCGTGGAGCAGACCGAGGAAGACGCGGGGTCG